GATACCAGCATTGGCGGGTAGTGATTGATTGATAACATCCACCATTTCACCACACGATAGTTTACGCAACGAATCAAAATTGTGTTTGCGTAAATTGTACACGTTAGTGTACTGCACTTCTTGAGAAGCTGAGAAGCAACGGAACTCTGTATTTTTTCCGTCTTGGATTTTACGTTTACCGTCTGATTGAACAACGGCACGACTGAGGCATTGAGATGCGAACGGGCAAGAATAGCCACTGAGAAGGTCAAGAGAATAGACTTTGCGACCGTGTAAAAACGGTGTCAATTCATCAATTTGTTTTAGGGCTTCAATTTTAGCGTTTGCTTTTGAGAATTTTAACATGCTTATATCCTTTGTTGTGTTGCTTACAATACCATTCTACTATATATTATCGGAATGTCAAGAGGTAATCTTTAACTTTTTTCCGTTTATTTTGGCGACGGGAGCAGGGGATCGAACCCTGCACACATAGGCACTGAATGGGATTAGGCTTGAGCAACCCCGCAACATTCCTCCCACCGCGTCCGATAGGCCGGTCTTGTTGTCAATCTTATCAGTGTCTCATCCTATGAGACCAATTTCCCGCCATGTTGTTTTCTTTCCCCCATTATAATATATATCGGCTATTTGTCAAGGGGAACTTCAATATTTTTATGGATTTTTTCTTTTTATTTTGCCGGTTGCCCACCCTTTAGGGGGGTCGCGGGGCTGCCGCGCCGGTCGTAAGTCCTTTAGTTTCAAGGGTTTACGTCGATTAGCGGAAAAAACAATTCGCGGGGAAAGAGAAGCCGCCCGAAGGCGGCATTCTCCCCACAACACGAAAGGTTAGCTTAGTTTAGAGTGAAGCCACGCACTTCGTCAGTGAGAAGGACTTGTGTAAGCCGTTATCTTCTTTGACGGTAATTCCACGACCACTCGGGCCGGTGAAGCTCTTGACCTTTGTTCCGCTTACGGAACGTAGGACATTTTTAGACCCATTCACAGGGTACAGAAAAGAAACTTTGCGTTCGTTACGCTTGTGATAAAGTTCGTTCAACATAAATAAACCTTTCGATCTGAGAAAAAGAAAACTTCTTGACACCTTCGCTAGGTGTCTCTAACAATACGTGGTCATTTTTTATGGCTTTGACCTTGCCCGCCGCTAATTCTGTACCGATAGCGACAATCGGCTTTTGTGCGTTACTCATCCACGCTCTCCTCTGCTGGTTCTCGTTCTGCTCGAATCGACGATGCCTTCTCAAGCAACTTATCAGACAGTGCTAAAATCTGGTCGTCAGTAATTTCGACCTTGACCTCATTGGAATTCACATCAGTGAACGATAAGTTGTTCCAACCGAGATAAACGTGATGAAACTGAGTTTCAACAATTTGTTTGACTTTCATATCAAAACCTTTCAAAAAAATGTGTTGCGGATGCAGTGGCTCTTAACCCTAACTCACTTGCTTGATATTCTTCGCCTCAAGACGGGCGGGTGAGTTCCAGTTCCGTGTTATGTTATACTACCATTATACTATATTTATCGGCAATGTCAAGCGGTAACTTGAGAAATTTCCAAAATAATTTCGGAATCTTTTGCGAGTTCTGAATCCTTCTCAATATAGATCGAACCTGATACATCGCCGGTTGCTGTAAAGCGTACCTTTGTCTTTGTCTCTTTGTCTTTGATAAATGTGATTGTCATATTAAAAACCTTTCGCTAAAATTAAAACTCACTAATGGCCGCCCTACGTTGTGCTGACCGTGTACGTTGTCGCTTTGGCCGGTTGTCATGCACTTGGTGCGTGTTGGCCTGATGGCCGACTGACGGTTTCCCGACCTTAATCTTCATCGTTATTGTTTTCTTCTGCCTTCGCATCTCTTGCTCTTTCAATCTCGTCCTGCAAGGCTAGCCAACGTCGCTTCTGTGCCATGCTCGTGAATGTTCTGTGTTTTGCTCGTTCGTCTTTCATGTCTTTATTATACTATTATTATCGGCAATGTCAAGGGGTAAACTTTAATTTATTTTGACTTTTTTCGCTGACCCGCTGGCTGTGTTCTATACGCTTTCTATTCTTTAGGATAAGTTAAGACAGGCATCACGATGGCAGGCCTTACCATCTGCACCAAGCACTGCGTCCTTTTTTAAGTTCACTAGGAACCGGATTTGGCTTACGCCTCGATGCACCCCTAAACCGTCTTACCGATTCTGTCCTTACGTAATGGCGACAAAGGCCTTGACGGGGTTGTGATGTTGTCTTGTGTAAGACGCCCCTTTCGGGGAACCAAGTCCAGCGGCGTAGTTCCAACTGGGTTGTAGCTGACTTACTCCTCTATTATAATATATATCGACCAAATGTCAAGGGGTTCTTTAGTATTTTCTTGTGGTTTTTCATATTTTTCTCAAAATAGTCGTAAGTCCTTTGCCTGTAAGGGTTTACGTCGCGGCGGGCAGCCGCTCGGCGCTGACCCGCTGGCTGTTTCCTATTGCCTTTTATTTGTCTTGTTAAGACAAGACAGCCCCTACTTATAGTGACCCATTACGAACACGGCGAATGATACCCAACCGGCGGAGAAGGCGAACCACAAAACTGATTTTAACGTGTCTTTCATTTTCTTTTTTCCTCTTTTCAATATTTTCTAATCTTTGATAATAACGTGCGAGTTCCATAGATTGGCATCGTCTCATTTTCATAATATGATCCCCGACACTATACAACCGGCGATAAACGCCGCTAAACAAAAATAAATACCTGTCCTCTGTTCTTTGTTGTTCATACTTCCTCCAGTAAAGCGTCAACGTGTTCCTGTGTGTGGCATGGAATCATATTTCCGTACGCCATAAAAGTCCAATTAAATTCTTCGCCTATCCATTGGTGGATAGCTGTGGGATCGCCAGAGTGCGAGATATGAAACGGTAATTCTAGCCACATCCTTGTAAAATGTTCATGGTCTTGATATTCACCAAGTGCCGGATTAATGTTTCGCTTACTTACTTTGCAAAAAACTCTAGGGTAAATTGTTTTGGTTTCCATCTCTTAGTCCTCCAGTAAATCGTCTGCATCAATCATGCCACTGTTAACCATACCGCCAACCATAGCCATCATGTTTTTATGAAGCTGAACCTCATCGGCTTCGTTGTCGCTGTAGTCCAAACCTTCGGACAAGTCAACGAAATCCGTGCCGCCTTTATGCGTGGTGAAGATAGATTTTTCTTCTACCTGCTTGCGGAGCTTCTCAACATTGCGAGCCTTTGCCGCTTTCGCTTTTTGGTGTGCGGTTTCACCGTCTGCAATATCTTCGCACATCTCATCCAAACGGGCAAGAGTACGACCGCCACGAACGTCATCATGGAATGATTCCGGCAACATATCATTAGGGACAACGATACATTCTAGAACGGCAACTTCTAATTCTTTCAACATTTGTTCAACGCTTTTCATAATCAATTTTCCTTTGTGTTGTGTTTTGTATACTTAAATTTTAATCTATGGAATTGTATTTGTCAAGGGGTCTAAGAGACTTTCTCCAATCTTTTTTCTTCCGCTTCTTTATCAGCGATAACCATAACGTCAAGGATAGCGTTGGTTACTTTTCTCGAAGCACCTTCATCCTTGGCGGTGTAGTATGCTTGCCATAGTTGTTCTTTTAGTTCTTTCGTTTTCATTTTATTTCCTTTCGTTATGTTTATCATTATACCATAATTATCGGCATTTGTCAATAGCAAACTTAACTAATTCTCATAATAATTTAATATTTTTGTGACAATCCAGCCGACTGGAATCATCAAGATTGGCACGACAACAAACATCATAAATTCTTCGTTTTCAATCATCCATTCGTAGCTCATAATTTTCCTTTCTTGTTATATATATATTATCGCACATGGGTGTGACACGTTAGGTCAATCGAGCACATAAAAATATAATTTTTCTCTAAATAGTTGTAAGTCGTTGCTACATAAGGACTTACGTCAATTTTGGCAGCCCCGCGACCCCCTAAAAGGGTGGTTCGTCGACGATTTCAATCTCTATAGATTCATCATCATCGTCCGCGTGGGCTAGTTCGCTTTGTTCTTCGCACCACATCCAGAAGTCCAAAGCTCCGTCATCTTCGGGCTGTTGGTATTCTCTTGGATCACTCATAGTCACAATACTCCTCCCACGCGCTGTAATCGTTGTAATTGTCGTCCCACGGTTCAGAGGGATATTCTACACCATACAGTTCATCATCGGGATAGCCGTCGATGGTGTCAAGCTCACCGATGGAAAGCTCATCGTCATCTTCCCACCCTTCGGGTGCGGAAAGCTGGAAGTCCTCCGGCTCCGGCATAGGCTCACCGGCTTCTTGTTCCTCAAGCCATTCGTGATATTCCGCCCAATCTGCGGCAGTTGGTTCGTAGTTGGCGGTTTCGTCGCAAGTGATTTGTGCGTCAAATTTAGAAAACATAAAAAACCTCTTAAAAAAGTGTTGTGAAAAATTCTTACGGGTGCGGGTTTCACCTACTGAATATTGAGCTTTTCGCTCCACCGCTTTAGAAATCCATTGGATCGTGTCTCCTTGTGTTAGGGTGCTGTCGGTTACCCCAGTTGAATGTTGCCTTGTTATGTCTTAAGTATACTATAATTATCGGCGTTTGTCAAGGGGAATCTTTAATAATTCCCAAGTTTTTTTATCCTGCTACCCATGCATGTAGATCTTCTTTTGTCCATTTGCGTGGAAAGCCCATAGCATCGCAATCGCTAGGGCAACCACAATCACACCACACCTTAACCATTGTGTAAAGGTCATACAGCTTAATGTATGGCGAAGTATTGAACACCATAGCATCATCGCCGCGTATAACGTAGGCGATTAACTTATTAACTTCGGCATTGCCGTTAATATCCAAATCGGTAATTCGGTCGATATGGATGACAACGTTACCCATTGAAGTTGCGTAGTCAAATTTGAAAAGGTTTTTTACAGCTTGAGTTTTCATAATCATTTCCTTTGTGTTGTTTTTGTTATGTCTTAATTATACCATAAAAACTTAGTTTTGTCAACCCCTATTCGGGAATTTTTTCAAAGTTTTTTATTGGGCGTTCATAACCTCCGCACCAATTAAACCAATCAAACAAGCCGCAAACAGTAAACAGAAAAACGTCATATCAATCTCCTTTATTCTATTATATATTATCGGCATTGTCAACCCCATAACATTAATAAAAATCGGAAAAAAGATAATTTTCTCATAATTGACGTAAACCCTTGTGGCGTAAGGACTTACGTCGCGGCGGGCAGCGTCGGCCCCTGCCTCTGGGGGGCCTCTAGCTGTCTGGGTTAGCTGAGACTATAGGGCTGGGCAGTAGGGGACATTGAGCAACAGAGCTTTATCCCCTTACTACCTGCTACACCTACAGGGGCATACACCCCACAGCTATACCACCGTGAGCATCAAGCTCTGCCTGTACTACCTCAACCGGCACATAACCGTATACGGTCGTGGTGTAATCACTATCACCAAAGCACTCTGCATAATCAAGCAGTGCCTTAGTAGTAGGCTTAGACGATGGGAAGCCACACTCAACATGAGTGTACCCATTGGGCGGATTGTCCTCGCGTGGAGTAGCGTAACTGAATGAGCTACCCTGTACGCTGATACTAAAGCCATCTTTGCAAGTGATTCTAGGATTGTGAGATTTCATAATTAAAACCTTATAAAAGAATTGTGTTGTGTGGTGCGTATCTTGAATAGCTCGCCAGCTATGCTTGCGACTAGGGCAAGGCTTGCGGGTTAAACCCTATCCGCTACTATCTACATCGTAGCTAATACCACACTCATTACAAGTGTGATTGTGGTAACAGTTACCTTTACGGGTAACAGTCATATCGTAACGCCGAGTAATCTCTTGGCGTTTTTTTGGTGTGCTACCAATGCACTTACCATTGTCATCATACTTATACTCCATGTAGCACATGGTTGTTTCGTACTCAGTACCACACTCGGCCAAGTGCCTAGTGTATTCTGTTGGTGTTTCTTTCCAACCGTTAGCAGTTCCTAGTTTAATCATAATTTTCCTTTCTATTGTGTTATGATTCAAGTGCTGGCAACATTGACCCTATAGGGGATTCAAGTGCTGGCAACATTGACCCTATAGGGCGAATTCTTGCAAGGCTTTTTTGCAATCCCATAAACCTTGAAGATCGGCCATCAGACAACTCTTATTGTGTTGTCCTAATTCCTTATTGTAACGAATCAAAGTCTTTTCGATTCGTCGGTCAATTTTGAACAGTTCTAGTTTAACGTTTTGTTTTGTAATCTTCTTAATCATTTTATTTTCCTTTCGTTGTGCTTTCATTATACTATAATTATCGTCACTTGTCAATAGCAATCTTCAATTATTTTTCAAAAATATTGAAATAAATAATGTGTGCTCCAAGCGTTGCGATTGATACGATGATGCCGGTTGAAACGATAATCTTTGAGAGGATTTCTAATTGTGCCATTTTGTTTTCCTTTGTGTTGTTTTGTTATGCTTTAAGTATATCATACTTATCGGCATTTGTCAAGAGCAATCTTTAATTATTCTGAAAGTTTTTTTAATTTCTTTTTGTTGTTGATTGTCATTAACTTATTCCCTTATTAATTATATCGACATTATAATCTAAAAACTTTAACTTGTCAACACCTATCAACTTATTTTCTCAAAATAAATAAGTTTTTTCTCTTAATCGACGTAACTCCTTTGATAGCAACGACTTACGACGATTTTTGCAGCAAAAGGTGTGCCAAAGAGGGTGGGGGGTTTTATTTTCGCAGTTTTTTACCCTCCACTGAGGAAAAAACCCTTGGGTGGTTCAGACACAATTACCTCGCTCCCATAGGTGTGTCTTAGCTAAACCACTCCATTAAATAAGAATAAATAAATATAGATCGCCCCCTTAGAACCTAACGCGCCTAATGGACGCACCAAGACCATTTATACCTGTGAAGAAGAGATAGGTACTTGGTTGGGTTAGTAAGCGGCTAGGTCTTAAACACTAAAACTCAAATTTCAACTTTTGCCCTCTAGGGGTCTTCACAGGTACTAGGTTGTCATGGTGGGACATTGCCTAGATTCAATTTTTGCCTAACCTTGGAGTTCTTGGACACTCTCAGGTCACTTACTACTCAGATGGACTTGGACTCGATACCACAGCCCCATTAACGGTTTTATACGAATATTTACTGAATTTGGCCGCTTTTCAACCATCGGCCTGTCTTATTATAGCTGTTTTTACGTAATCCACAAATTCCTTTTTGGAAATTTTGCCCTAGCTGTGTATTATATAGTGTACTTAAGAAAGGAGTATACCATGAAAAAGAAGTGTTGTAACGCTAAAGGCGATAAATGCGACATCACAGTCGAAACGAAATTGGAATGCAAAGCTACAGCTGCCCTAAATGCACAGGTAGACGAGGAATTAAAGGAAGAGGATAAACCAATACAGGAAATACTTAACAATGCACAAGATCCGGAATAAGAATTTCGCGGTAAGCCCCGGCAAGTTCGGCTCCAACAAGGTTGAACTTCTTGATGTAAGTGACTTCAAACACACAGGGAGTCACTTTACTGGCTATATACCAGAAGAGGATAGCTTAAGACAGGTATTTGATGAAGATGTAAGCTTTTTTTACACAATTGAGACCTTTGACAGTACAAATACAGACTCCAGAAAGCTAACTAGTCTAGAAAGAGGTCTTGGCCGCGTAAAAAGAGTTAAGGATAAGTTCTTCCTAGTGAGAGAAGTGCCCCTAGAGACAAGAACACAAGACGATACCATACATAGAGATAAAGCAAATTTCTTTTCATACTCTGAAGGCACATATCTAGTAATTGGCTCTTATATTCCCACTAATTACGTAGATTTATTCTATAGAGAACACTCTATTATATGCAGCACAGATAAATTAACGCCCTCACCCATACAACTAGAGGAAAATTCCGTCATTGGTAGAATTGATGGAGAAATAAAGTCCCTAGACTCTGACGATATATCTTTTATACTATCCTCAGATTATGTTATTAGATCCTTACACTCAAATAACGACCCTATTTTAATCTCTTCCGACCATGTTGAGCTTACAAATGAAAAGTCTAAGCTGTTTATAGCTCACGCTGTCCTAAAACCACGTCGTGGTAAGCCTAGAAATCGAGAACAAGGCTCGTTGATCTTTAATTCCACGTCAAATAGACTAGAATATTACGATGGAACTAAGTGGAGAAAGGTTGCGATAGAGGAATAATATGCATATACCAAAAGGAATGACAGAACAACAGGTTATAGACACAATTACACTAGTTTGTGATAGGATTGCCCCTAGATATACATTCTATGGATATACTGTTAGTGATATGAAACAGGAATCTTTTATTATTTGTATGGAAGCCCTAAATAGATATGAAGAAGGTCGCCCTCTGGAAAACTTCCTCAGTGTCAATTTATCCAATAGACTCAAAAACTTCGTTAGAGACAATCATTTCTTGACTAGCTCTGATGAAGACAGGGTAAAAGTACTTAAACCAGCTCAGTTGGACTATGAAGACTCCATCATTGATGACCATGAGAAATATTCTATATCTTATAATGACATAGAAAACAAAGATATTGTTGATTTAGTTAATAAATACCTACCAGCACAAGTAAGAATGGACTATCTTAAGATAATAAACGATGTGTACGTGACGAAACAACGTAGAGAAGAGATTATAGACATGATTCTAGAGATTTTAGAGGAGCATGGGTACCATGAAGACAGGGCGGATCTCTAAAGAAGAGGAAAATTTCATAAAAGAGAACATAGATCTCGGTTTAGACCAGATAGCAACCGAGCTGGACCGAAATCCAGACAGCGTTCTCGGTTTTATCAAGAAGAAAATATCCAAGGGCGAACTTGAAACCCCAATTTGGATGAAAAATCAGGTCTCAACAGAGGAACAAGCTCGATTTGACCTTCAGTTTAGGCCGTACTGGTCAGAACTCAAGCAGCAGTTCACCGAAGAAGAGCTAGAACTGTTCAAATACCATTGGGCGAGGATAATTTCTCAGTTTAGAGACGATGTTATACCCACAGAAGAACTTCAAGTAGTTGATTTGATTAAACTTGAACTACTTATGAACAGATCTCTTAAACACAATAAAGATAATATAGAACAGATTGCCGCATTAGAAGCTCTCATATCGTCTGAGAGGGCACATGACCCCGATCAGATTGATATGGATCAGGTATTTAACATGGAGCGTCAGGTGGCTTCTTTGAAGGCGTCACAGGAATCTCTCAATAAAGACTACCGCGAACTCCAGACCAAGAAGAACTCGATGCTCAAAGAGATGAAAGCTACTAGAGAGCAGCGTGTCAAAAGGCTAGAAGATAGCAAGACGAGCTTTTCAGGATGGATGGCTTATCTTGTAGCAAACCCCGAAGTAACAAAGTCTTATGGTCTTGAAATGGAAAAAATGAAACTGGCGATGCAAAAAGAGATAGAACGATTAGCTAATTATCACAAATACCAAGATGAGTTAGTGGATCAACCCTTTTTGACGCCTGATACAGTTAAAGAATAGGATAATATCATTAAACAAAAAAACATACTATATATTGGCAGCGGAAAGTCGGCCACCCTAGCAAAGGAATTGGATCTAAGCCGTTACACCGTCTGCTGTGTTAATAATGCTTGGAAGCTATTTGACAATTATACTTTTGAACACTGGATTCATAGCGGCGATTTTCCCTATGAGAATAGACCCAAAAGACAGGACATTAACTTCCATAACGAGGTTACTTACCACCACTACAAGATATCTTCCGAAGAGATTGTGAAACAATTAGGTGTAGAGTGTCACTCTCCGCAACATTACTTAGGATATACAATTTTCTTTTTAGGGTTATATTGGATAATACATACTCTAAAACCAGAAAAAATTAGTTTGCTTGGATTTGACCACGACTACAACAGTATGAAGGTAAAGAAGTGGAACGATAACGGCAGACCCAACCCACAGAATAACTTTCAAAGAGAACCTGAGCAAAGTATTAAGGATTGGTCTAACAACTTCTTCCTAGGAATGGAGTCAGACTTTTTCTATGGTCACGGCACACCAGATCCTATAAGACTCGGTGAGAGCCATTTGATCTCAAAGTTTCAACAGGCAATTGATATATGTGAAAGATTAAATGTCGAATTGGTCAATCTATCTCCGATAGAATCAAAAATAAATATAATCAAGAAGGAAAAATAAGAGGACACAATGAAAAAAGCTATCATTTTTGGAATAACAGGACAGGACGGTAGCCATCTGGCGGATTTGCTGCTTGGGAAGGACTACAAAGTAGTCGGAGTATGCAGGAGATCTAGCACAGAGAATACCAGTAGAATCAAGCACATTCTGAATAACCCGAATCTCCAACTCTCTCAAGGTGATTTAACAGATGCGCATTCGATAAATAGTATTCTTAAAGAACACGCCGATGTAGATGAAATCTACAACTTAGCCGCTCAGAGCCATGTAGCTGTATCCTTTAAGCAGCCCGCTTTAACTTGGGATATTACGGGTAAGGGATGCCTAAACATTCTTCAATCAATCATTGATAATGAAATGGTCAACGTGAGGTTTTACCAAGCTAGCAGCAGTGAGATGTTTGGCAAGAACTACGATACAGACAGAGAACAAAACAAATACCAGAGCGAAGAGACCAAATTTTTACCACAAAGCCCATATGCGATAGCTAAATGCGCCGCTCATTATATAACAAGACTTTTTAGAGAAGGATATGGCTTGCACGCAAGTTCCGGAATCCTATTTAACCACGAAGGTCCGAGAAGAGGCGAGACTTTTGTCACAAGAAAGATAACGAAGTGGATCGGAGATTTTGTTAAGAGTGGTAAGTCAGATAGTTTTCCAAAATTAAGATTAGGAAATTTAGAAGCCTTTAGAGATTGGGGGTATGCGGGAGATTACGTAGAAGCCATGTGGATGATGCTCCAGCAAGATGTCCCAGAAGATTATGTTATATGTACCGGGGATACACACACTATTAGAGAGTTTCTAGACGTAGCGTTCAAACACATAGGTGTTGAAGACTGGTCTAATCATGTTGTCCAAGATCCCGAGTTTTATAGGCCAGCAGAAGTAGACTACTTACGCGGCGATTGCTCGAAAGCAAATGGTAAGCTAGGATGGACTCCAAAACACAGCTTTGAAGATCTCGTAAAAATGATGGTGGAACACGACTGTGAGACATGAAGATATATAAAGTCACATTAGATATGTCCTTGGTTCTATCGAGATTAAGGGAATTTGATCTAAAAGAATTTAACTCCCAAAAACCGATAATTTTCATTGAAGCCGATGATCCAGATGACGCATGTTTTAAATCCCATTACAAGCTTGCAGCAGTAATTTTAGCACAAGACGCAAAGATGGCAACGCAAATGAAGGAGATACTTGCGGACATAACAATAAGAAAAATAGTGGTACCTACATGAGAAGAAACTACGACGATCCAGTTTATAAGGACTGGAGAAAAAAAGTATATAAGCGGGATGGTTTTAAATGCCAGATGCCGCAATGCGGATCTAATTTTAGACTACAAGCACACCATATTAAAAAGTGGGCAAGCGCATCTACGTTGAGATATGATATTGATAATGGCATAACCCTATGTCGTTCTTGTCACGAAAAGATAACGGGACATGAACATTTTTATGAAAATCTATTTTCTCAGATAGTGAGACAAAAAAATGCCTAAGATACAACCCTTTACAATAATCAAAGACACCAGAGAGCAAGAAGGCTACACCTTTGAAGCCAGCAGCTCTAGATACCACAAATGCAACGGAATGGTTGTCAGGAAGCTAGACACAGGAGACTACAGCCTAGAAGGTCTAGAAGACAAGGTATGCATAGAGAGAAAGGCGAGTGTAGTTGAATTCGCAAATAACATAGGCCATGATACGGTAAGATTCTCAAATGAAATAGAAAGAATGAAATCTTTCCCCCATAGATTTATGATATTTGAGTTCTCTCTGTCAGATTTAATGGATTTCCCTGAGAGATCAGGCATACCAGAGGAGGACTGGGGAAAGCTAAAAGTCACAAATAAGTTTATGCTTAGAAGAATAATGGAGTTTCAAATGCACCACGGAATACATGTGATGTTCTGTGATTGCAAAAAACACGCTAAATGGGCGGTTCTCAGTATTCTAAAAAGAGTGAACGAACTATACGATTTAGGAGAAGAAAATGCAACTTAGCGTAGATACCATATCTGATATACACAGTCATGGATTAGACGTTAAAAACAGGGAAATTTATCTTCATAGTTATATAGCAAATTCAGAAGAAGATCCGGGCGTCGATTACAAGATGGCGGCCAATTTCTATAAAAACATACGACTACTAGACACAATAAGCAAAGACCCAATCTTAATCCACATGCACAGCATTGGTGGTAATTGGAATGATGGCATTGCTATTTTTGATGCAATACAGATATGCAGCTCACACGTTACAATCATAGCGTACGGCCAAGCTGAATCAATGAGCAGTATTGTGCTACAGGCGGCAGATCAAAGAGTCATGATGCCAAACTCCTATTTCATGTGTCACTTTGGTTCCAGTGGGTACTCTGGAAATTATCTAGATGTCCAAAAAGGGGCCGCCTTTGAAAAAAGAATGACAGACACGATGTTAGATATATATACCGATGCGGCTATCGAAGGTAAATATTTCAAAGAGCAATATACAGAGCCAACTCTTGATAAGGTAAAAAATTACCTAAAGAGAAAACTCAAAGACGGAGACTGGTACTTAGATGCCAACGAAGCAGTTTTCTATGGATTTGCAGACTGTGTTTTAGCAACAAGGAAGTGTTCAAATATAGACAAACTAAAATAAAGGGGCAATATGTATGAGGCTTTAATCTGGTTAACGACATGGTATCTTGTAATGGCATTTGCCGAATACTTTATCCACAGATACACAATGCACAAGAGGACGTTCTTACCCGAATGGATATGGAGAAACCACGCGATTGATCACCATAGGGATGGCAGAAATGACTTAAATGTTGACCTACCGTTTTACATGCATCTCACAATAGGGTCACCTTTAATAGCTACAACTTATTTTTACTTTGGCTTGATAGCTACACTATGCCTGTTGTTCACATTTTTTTACCATTCATACATCTGGACACACATGCACAGGGCTATACACGACCTTGAAGATCACTGGATAACAAAGACTAAATATTACCAAAGAGCAAAGAGACACCACTTACTCCATCATAGAAGACCCGCCAGCAATTTTGGAGTGGTTTTCCTGTGGACTGATTACATTTTTAACACTAAAAACAAAATATGAGCGAACTAAGAAAAATAGACGAAGCTTGGCTAAAGCTAGACGACCTAAATGAGTCTGAGCTTATTAACCCGTTTGACATTGTGAACTTTAACGATGACAACGTTCAGTATAAAATCCTTTGGCTTATGACTAGACCGGAATACTTCTCTTTCCTATGTAAACATGTCTTCAACATAAATTTGTTACCTTCACAGGCATTATTCCTGTGCGAGTTATGGAATAGGAAGTTCCCTATGCTTATAGCCAGTCGTGGTTTTGGCAAGTCTTTTATCCTATCTTTATATGCTATGATAAGAGCGTTAATATTACCAGAAAGAAAAGTGGTGATTGTCGGTGCGGCGTTCAGACAATCTAAAGTTCTTTTTGAGTACATGGAAACAATTTGGAACAACGCCCCAATTTTAAGGAGTATGTGTGATGGAAGTAGTGGGCCGAGACGTGACGTTGACCGTTGCGTCATGCGTATTAATAAATCTCGTGTCACTTGCCTTCCTCTGGGGGACGGACAGAAAATTAGAGGCCAGCGTGCTAACGACATTATCTCTGATGAATTTGCTAGCATCCCGAGGGACATTTTTGAAACTGTGGTTGCAGGTTTTGCGGCGGTTAGTTCTGATCCCATCGAAAATGTTAAAAAGTTAGCAGCCAAAAAGAAGGCTAAGGAGCTAGGGATAGAGCTAGAGGAAAATAACGACAACGTACTAGAAAAGAAGAACAACCAGATTATTCTTAGTGGAACTGCGTACTATGATTTCAATCATTTTGCTGAGTACTGGAAAAAATGGAAGTCTATAATCAAAAGCCAAGGAAAACAAAGCAGGTTGCGAGAAATATTTGGCGACGACCCCCCAAAGGACTTCAACTGGAAAGACTACTCTATCATCAGAGTTCCCTACGAACTCCTACCAGAGGGCTTCATGGACGCCTCACAGGTCGCCAGATCCAAAGCTACGGTACACGCTGGTATATATCAAATGGAATTTGGAGCGTGCTTTACACGGGACTCTCAGGGCTTCTTCAAGCGTACTCTGATAGAGAGCTGCGTTACAAGTGAAGAAGGAAACCTCAAGGATTCAAACGATAGAGACATATGCTTTCAGGCACAGTTAAGAGGAGATCCGAATAAACAGTATATATTTGGTGTTGACCCAGCTTCTGAGGTTGATAACTTTAGTATCGTTGTCCTAGAAGTCAATCCCGACCATAGACGTATAGTACATTGCTGGACAACTAACCGTGAGCAGCATAAGGAAAAAGTTAAGAGCGGATTCTCTAGTGAAACAGACTTTTATGCTTACTGTGCTAGAAAGATTAGAGACCTGATGAGATTATTTCCATGTATACATATATCTATGGATGCCGGGGGTGGTGGAATAGCTGTAATGGAGTCACTTCATGATAAAGACAAAATACAGGAAGATGAATTTGCTATTTGGCCAGTTATTGATGAGGACAAAGAAAAAGACACTGATGACCAGAGAGGTTTACACATTCTAGAAATGTGCCAATTTTCAAAGTATGATTGGTTAGCTGAGGCGAATCATGGCCTAAGAAAAGACTTTGAAGACAAAGTAGTTCTATTTCCCATGTTTGACACAATAAGCTTAGGTATAGCCAATGCAGAAGATGGTCTCAAAGGTAGAACTTATGACACCTTAGAACAATGTGTAATGGAAATAGAAGACCTCAAAGATGAACTAACCATGATTCAAATAACTCAAACAGCGAGTGGAAGAGATAAGTGGGACACACCAGAAACCGTTATAGGTACCGGAAAGAAGGGGAAACTAAGAAAAGACCGTTACTCCTCCTTAATTATGGCTAATATGGCAGCTAGAACACTAGCAAGAATGCCTACACCCGCCGAGTACAACTTCTACGGAGGTTTCGCCACCATAGAAAAAACTGAGAAAGAAGGAGACCTGTACTCCGGACCTAACTGGTTTACAGATAATACGCAAAATTTATATTAATTGGTGTATAATCTAATACCATTTCAATTACATTTCAATTACCTAGGATTGGCCCCAAAAAATGTCAGAAGAAAAAAAAGAAGACCCATTTATAACGTGGAATGACTCAGATCAGGGCAGCAAAGCCCGAGCCTTTGACAACTTCTCAGACGCCCTAGATTCTTACGACGGCATATCCAAAGGGTATCATAGAGACTTTCTAGACATTGAGCCAAATAGGTCAGTAAGACCACAGTTTGGAGCGAGTGACTATTATGCGTTTAGACCTGAAGAGGCCACACCAAGAAAACAGAAGAAGGCTATAAAACTATGCATGGACGCCTACGAAAAGGTTGGAATTGTCCGTAACGTGATAGACCTAATGGGTGACTTTGGGTGCCAAGGTATAGACATAGTGCATGAGAGCAAGAGCGTAGAGAAATTCTTTAAGCAGTGGTTTAAAAAGGTTCAGGGTAAGGAGAGGTCGGAAAGATTTCTAAATAATCTCTACAAAACCGGTCAAGTTTTCGTATACAGAAGTACGGCTCACATAACGCCAGAAATCAAAAAGTACATGAGATCTATGGCTCATGATATCAGGATTGATGTTCCAGTTACAGAGAGCAATGTAGTACCGTGGAGGTACAATTTCTTTAATCCTCTCAACCTTGATATAAAAGACGGTAATATCAGCATGTTTTTGGGGAGAAAGAACTACGAGCTAACTGCAAACTCGTTTTTTGACAACTTCAAAGACGGGGCGGTTCCAGCAAAGATTATGGACACCCTGCCACCAAATGTAAAAACCGCAATAAAATCAGGCAAAAAGAAAATAGAACTAGATGAAGATAGACTCTCTATTTTCTATTACAAGAAAGACGATTGGCAGCAATGGGCTTATCCCTTAACCTATGCGATCTTAGACGACATAATCATGCTTGAGAAAATGAAGCTAGCAGACCTGTCTGCTTTAGATGGTGCAATATCAAACATCAGACTGTGGACTATCGGTAGCTTAGATCACAAAATTCTCCCGAACAAAGCTGTTATCAATAAGCTGCGAAACATACTTGCTAGCAATGTGGGCGGCGGTACAATGGAACTAGTTTGGGGTCCAGAGCTATCTTACACGGAATCAAATAGCCAAGTCTATAAGTTCCTAGGCTCTGAAAAGTATCAATCTGTACTTAACAGTATATATGCAGGACTCGGTGTTCCTCCCACCTTAACCGGTATTGCCGGACAAAGCGGTGGCTTCACCAATAACTTTATATCCCTAAAAACACTGGTAGAAAGATTGCAATATGGCAGGGATCAGCTAACGAAATTCTGGCAGGCGGAAATGGAGATCATTAGAAAGTCTATGGGCTTCAGGAAACCTGCGCATGTAGTGTATGACCAAATGAGCTTATCTGACGAAGCCTCAGAAAAGAACTTATTGATTCAACTTGCTGATAGAGATATCATTTCTCACGAGACCGTTCTTGAAAGATTTAAGGAAATCCCAGCAGTTGAAAAGGTTAGGCTCAAAAGAGAGGACAAAGACAGGGATGCAGAGAGAATACCTCCTAAAGCAAGCCCCTTCCACAATGCCAATCATGACAAAGAGATTGAAAAGATCCAAAAACAGGGTGACGTAAACAGAAAAAATCAAGAGCAGAAGGAAACACAAAAGCCCTCTAACGACAATGGCAGACCACCCTTCGCTCCAGACGAAGGACCAAGAAAGAAGAGAGTCGATACCCCAAGGTCTAAACCGGGAGTTGCAGAGCTGTTCATCTGGACATCCGACGCGTTAGATAAGATCTCTGAAATTTCTACAGCTTTCCTTGAGGTTAAGGGTAAAAGCAATATGAGACAGTTAACAAAGGCCGAATTTAAAGAGCTGGAGGAGTTAAAACTGTCTATTCTTACAAACCTAAAACCAATGCAGGACGTTAGCGATGCCGCTATCCACAAGATACTTTCCAATAACATGCAAACTCCTAGGGAGTTCAAGAAAATATTAGCATCAAAAAATGTATCAATAGAGAAGATGGCGGTCGAGGCTTATAAAAAACACATAATTAGCCTGTTTGCGGACTTCTGCCTTACTTAAAACGACGTTTTTTTAACTTTTTTTGTAATTTTGTGTATAATGTCATGAGGTTTTAATATGGCTATAAAAATATACCAAAAAGAAATAGACGACGGAATCGGTGATCTTGTAAAAAGTACCGCCAGTGTTGCATATTGCTCTGAAGCGACTTTGCACAAAGGCGGTCTAGAATCAGCCAAAGAAGTCATATCTGATAAAGATATTCTTGACAAGGTGCTGGCGGAGAATAAAGATCAAATAGACCTATATTATCTAGAGTCTGTTTTGGTCTCAACCGGCTGGAACAAGAATGACGACGTATTCCTCGCTAAGGCGACTTGGAACGCCAGAAATACACCGGAGGATAAGCAATTTAATTTTATGCACGATGAGAATGATATCATCGGACATATTACCGGTAGTTATGTGCTCACTAAGGATGGTAAAGCTGTAGCAGATGATGATACAGAAGGTCCAGACGAATTTGACATCATAACGCAAGCCGTTCTCTACAACAGTTGGACCAACGACGATAATAGAGAGCGAATGGCTAAAATTATTGCTGAAATTGAAGAAGGCAAATGGTACGTTTCTATGGAATGTCTGTTTGCCGGTTTTGATTATGCACTAACAGATGAGGACGGACACGCCAAAATCTTAGCTAGAGATGAACAGTCTGCGTTCTTGACTAAACACCTCAGAGCTTACGGCGGAAAGGGTGAATATGAAGGGTACAAGGTTGGCAGAGCCTTGAGAAACATTTCTTTTTCAGGCAAAGGTCTAGTGGCCAAACCAGCTAACCCAAGAAGTATAATCCTTAAATCTGTCGCGTTCGACATAGACCACAATTCTAATTTCAATATAGGAGAATTTACAATGGCTGATAACGTTTTGGAAAAGCAGTTAGAAGAAGTTCGAGCAGAACTCGCTGCATCAAAAGCGGAGAACGAAGCTATCAAAGCCCAGATTGAAGAAGCTAAAGACGCTGAGTTCGCTTCTAAGGTAGAGGCTTTTGAAAGTACTATAAATGATAAAGACTCAAGCATTGCCGAACTGGAAGAAAGCATCAAGAGCACCCAAGCTCGCGTTGCCGAACTAGAAGACGCTCTTGCTAAGTCACAAGAAGAACTGACTGTCGCCATGAAAGACATGGAAGACATGAAGATGAAAGAGAAGATGGAAAAGAGAAAAGCTGCTCTTGTTGAAGCTGGAATCAGCGAAGAAGATGTAGAAGATTCTCTAGCAAGCTTTGACGCTTTGGATGACGAAGCTTTTGATTCTGTCGTTGCTCTTATGGCTCCCTCAAAAAAGCCAAAAGCAAAAGACGACAAAGAAAATCCTTTTGACAAAAAGAAGAAGGATAAAGATGAAGAAGTTAAAGCTGAAGAAGAAGTTGAAGTAGACGAAGAAGAGGCTGAAGCTGAAATTACGCAGGAAGCCTTTGAAGAGGTCGAAACATCGGAAGCAACTTTGGTCGAAGCCGAAGTAGACGAAATGGAAGCGACCAGAGCTAGTGTTGCTAGCTGGTTAGAAAATAACGTACTTAACAAGTAATTTAACAGGAGATTTTAATCATGGCTCTTAAAGCAGATAGATATGAAGAATCAACAGATATCAGCTTTTTCTACAATGCTGGAACTGCCACTCGCGGCGGCGTTGTTGTTCTAGCTGACCAAGGTCAGGCTTCTGGTGCAGCACTGGATCAGGGCGAAAACCTCGTAGAGTATAAGAAGGCAACCGGCGCATCCATCGCCGTTGGAGTTCTTCTTAACGACGTTGTCAATAAAGACCTTACTAGAACTCATCTTAACCAATACAAAGATGAAGTTCAAAAGGGCGGAAAAGTTACTGTTATGACTCGTGGTTGGGTTGTGACAAGCAATATTGACGGAACACCTAAAGCTGGAGACATTGCTTATGCCTCTAATGAGAATGTATCAGCACATATAGCTGGCAATATTACGCCGACTGTTATTCCGAACGGATCTGGTAATTTGGCTATTGGCCGATTTATGTCCCGTAAGGATGCAGACGGATATGCCAAAGTGTATATCAACCTTCCGTTGGCCGCCAATTCCATTAACTAATCGCCCATAAATAAGGAGATAATAATATGTCACTTACAGAAAGACCTAGTGATGAATTCATTTCATTGCTTAAAAAATCGGGCGACAGCGATCAAAACGTCGCATACGCCGCTCAGAGAGAGTTTGCTAAGGCGCTTGAATTACCTTTGCGTAAAGGTGTTCTTGTCGGAAATATTCTTGGCGATATCTTTGAAACTATTAATGTCGAGCCGGGAGCCTCTACTGAGTATCCTCTCGATCTGATTTCTCCCGGACTTGAAGGTGAGCATGTAGCTTACACCAATCCGGGTCATGGTCGCGTACCTGAAAGAGCGGTAGAGAGCGACTATGTCATGATCCCGACTTACAGCATCACAAGTAGCATCGACTACTTACTTCGTTATGCTCGTGAAGCTCGTTGGGATATTGTTGGTCGCGCTATGCAGGTGCTTGAAGCTGGATTCGTTAAAAAGATGAACGATGACGGCTGGCACACGCTGCTTGCAGCAGGCGTTGACCGAAACATTTTGGTGTACGATGGCGATGCCACGGCTGGAATGTTTAGCAAGCGATTGGTTTCCTTGATGCAGACTGTTATGCGACGAAATGCGGGCGGTAACACTGGATCAGCTAATCGCGGTCGTCTTACTGACCTCTACGTCTCTCCAGAGGCTCTTGAGGACGTAAGAAACTGGGGACTTGACCAGATTGACGAAGTAACTCGTCGAGAGATCTACACTGCCAGCGAAGGTGGTGCTCCCATCACGCGTATCTTTGGCGTGAACTTGCATGATCTCGATGAACTTGGTGAAGGTCAAGAATACCAGACTTTCTTCTCAGCATCAGATGGCCTTGGAGGTTCTTTGCAATCTTCAGACGTTGAACTGGTTGTTGGTCTTGATCAAGGCGCTAATGATAGCTTTATCATGCCAATGAAGCAGCAAGTAGAAATCTTTGAAGATCCTACGCTTCATCGTCAACAAAGAGCTGGTTACTATGGTTTCGCTGAACTTGGATTTGGCGTACTCGATAATAGACGGGTCATTCTTGGCTCCTTCTAGTATCAATTAAATATTGACCGCTACCTTAAAGAGAGTCACTTCCATTTTTTTGGGAGTGGCTCTTTTTTGTGTATAATACTATATAATAAAACCTCGTTTTTAGGACTTTACTAGGAGTTTTAACTATGGCAGCTTTATCAGATTACTTAGAATCTGGACTTTTACACCACATTTTTAGAGGGCAAAGTTTTCCAAAACCAGAAAATATTGCTATTGCCCTAACTAGCGGTGTGCCAAGTGATGCAAACACCGGAGTTTCACACTATCAGATGGGTGGGGCTTATGACGCAAGCCTACTACCAGAACTCCCCTCTGGAGACGCAAATGGCAACGATACTGGTTACAGACGACTAAGCCTTGGTAAACCACTCACTGCTGGAAATGGTATTTGGACATATCATGAAGATGACCATGAAGCAGGCAGCGGGTTAATAAAAAATACTGATTCTTTATTGTTTGACGCTGGAGATGGTGCTCCAGCACTCGTTGACTGGGGATGGGTTTCAGGTATTGCAATCGTTGATTCTGGCGAATATGGTACCGGAAATCTACTTATGCACGCCCAATTAGACAACCCCCGTGTTATATATACTGGAGATACTGTAAAGTTTGACTTATCAACTTTACAAATTAGCTTTAAATAAAAACAATAAAGGTTGCTTGAATGACTATTCTATCTAAGTCTGAGTATATAGCAAAAATAAATGGTTTATTACCAGACAACTCTACTCAACAAATCTCACCAGAAGATTTAAGAGAAAGTCTTGTTGATTTAATAGACTCTGTTCATCTATTCTTAGATGGAAACGAAATTATAAGTGCCAATTTCGCCTCTCCTGATTTCAGGACGACGAGGGGTGGGGACTGGGCTTTAGGTAAAATGTCGCTTGCTAATAGGCTAAGTATTGATAATACGGCCTATGGCTATTATGCACTTGGGGCTAACTATGTAAGTAGCGGAAATACCGCTATTGGCTCTTACGCGCTTGGCTGTAACCTACAGGGTACACACAATGTAGCCGTTGGCTATAACGCGGTAGCTGGAAATGTTAATGGCTCAGGCAATGTGGGGATAGGGAACTTTTCCCTGATGACCAATAAGCATGGCGATTTTAACATAGCCATAGGTCACGGGGCTGCCTTCTATGCATCAGGAAATGAGAATAATAAGTTTTTCTTAGGCTCTTATCCGGGTTTTGATCAAGATCACACATGTGACATTGAGCTTTCTGGTAACAAAAACCCTCTTCTGTATGGAGAGCTAGATAATTTAAGACTTGGGGTTGCAGTTCCTTCAACGCACGCTGATGGAGGAACATTGCAGGTCTCTGGTGACATTACTCCCCTCTGGAGCGGGGTGAACAATATTGGAACGTCTAAATATTCTTGGGGTTCTATAAACGAGGTTGTTCACTTCTCTGGCGGGGAGAATGGCCCTTTTGTTGGCATAAATACCGTAAGTCCTTCTGGAGCACAAGGTATCATGACCGTTCAGGGTCATGTTGTTCCAGTAGAAGACAGCATATACTCTTTAGGTCATAGAGAACTGAAGTGGGACGGGTGGTTTAACGACGTTGTAATTAGCGGACAGCTACACGCAAACGATGTTAATTATAATCATATAAATGAATGCCTGTATGATTGTAAGACCCTACACTTAGCAACCAGTGGATTCTGCAATAATGATGACTTAGGTTTTCATAATGACGCTATATGCGGATATCTTAGTGATGAAGCTATCGACGGTGGCGGTTTTGAGATACACTCTAGCGGATCTGACTATCAGAGAGATTACAAGTTTCTATTTAAGTTTCCTGACTCCACGATAAAGTCCTGCGCCTTAGAAGTGGATGACCACTACTCCAGAGCTAGATGGCAGTCAAATATTTCTCTAGAAGTTGTATCAGGAAGGCATGTACAAACGGAAAGAGTGTTAGGGCCGAGAGACAAATTGTCCCTAGTAACTCATAGTGGCTGCTTTGGCATTGGCATAAGAACAGACTTCCTTGATTCAGGCAACCATCTAGGTTTTGGATCAATGGAAATTATAGACAGTGGCTATTGCAATAAAGACATTGACTTCCTATCGCCTTCAGGTGATTATTTACTGACAGACGGGAATCCTAGCGGACACGACCTTTCTGTCCTCTTTGGTAGCGTAGATTCCGGGGTACAGATCTCTAATCAATTCGCCTCTAGGATAAAAAGCTGCAATACTTTACGAGGCTTTAGCTGGGTTTACCATGACGAGATAGATAAGCTGGCCTCCAATTGTGATGATAGCAATTCAGCCTTAGCCTCTATTCCATTACCCGGATAACAAATAAAAAGGTTTATTAGATGAAAGATAGATTTTCACTACATGTACACGATGGGCAGAGCGAGATACTCGAAGCCCTGACCGTTATGAGAAATGGGTTTACCAGATCGCAATCCGGTCTGGTTGGGGTGACCAACGTTACTCATGCGGAAGACGAGCAGCCCACACTGCCAGAAACGATATTTAACGTTCAGACTACCGGTGACTCTACCGTGAGATTTGCTAGCGTTTCTAGCTCAAACAGTGTTCTACAGTTATTAGGTAACGGAAACACGAGAGCTTCAGGTCTTGAAATATCCTATTCTCCATCAAATGATTATATAAATTTTTCTCACTTGAGGCCTAGCGGGTGTGCCGGTATAGAATCTGGCTTCATGGTAGTCACACCAAATAACTTTGTGGGAATCGGTACGACTAAATTTAAAAATTCTTACAAGTTTACACCAAATTCCCCGCTTACCATCTGGCATAGCGGAACTACTAATAGCGGAACGATAGCTTTAAAAGAACAGCAAACCTCTCCTGAAGGTACCTCCAGCTTTGGTAAAATCTTTGTTAAACCAGACATCGGCTGCTCCAACCGCCAAAGCTTCTTTTTCTTAGATGATCAAGGCAACGAGTTTAATCTTTCCCATCCTACCGGAATGGTCCAAGCGGATTCCGAGAGGTTGAACACTTACGCCGGTTATCAAGCCCCTTTTTCAGAATGGTTGTGCGAAGAAAATCCTTCACTGAAGTGTAATACCACGTATGGCCATGCGGCTGGATGGTATCTAACCACCGGAGACAATAACACCCTAATTGGATGTAAGGCTGGTAGTGGCGTAACACTCGGAGAAAAGAACGTAGTTGTAGGCGCAAACAACCTTACCCACCGCAATACATCGAACTGCGTGATTATAGGTACGAACCTGATTTCCCCAGACGACGTAACAGAAGACCATCAAGGTGAATACTTTTCCAACAATATTCTCATAGGTCAAGATATAGAGTTCGACACCTTAAATAATAGTCATGCATTACTGATAGGGTTTGGCGATGACCCCGTAATTCAGGGTGGCCTTGGTGGAGATCAAAATAGATTCCTTGCAGTAAAATCAATTGCGGGCCACGAAGCGTTTTTAGCGGTTAATGACGCTAATAATTCTTTTGCGACAAAGATAACAGAAAAAGAAGAGACTACAACCGTAGGGACCACCAATGTAGGACAGTTTCTGTTTAGTGATAATACTTCTGCCCTACAACATAAGGGCATGGCATCCCTTAGATTTGAAAATAGATTTGCTCACAAACAAACGCTCGTTGACTTTGTTCCTAGCGGCAATGTCCCGACTACATCTCCGTCTTGGTATCTACCAACCTACGACACTCCATATATAGCAGTAAGTGGAGACATAAGAGTTCTAGGAGCTATCAGGTTTGCTAACGGTACAGTTTTAGAGTCAGCTCAAGACTTCCAAATAGAAGCAACATCTGGCGTTGGAAAGAGAACCTCCGCAACCACATCTTCTTTTATACTTGATTTTGATGAGCTTTCTATGGCTCATTCTTTAACTCCAAGTATAGATACTACTGCTAGTTACTTTGCGTTAGAGGTTCCTTCTGGTAGCAGTAGGTTTGTAGGTAAGTTTAGCTTAGACTCTATTGCACAACACATAACAAGTGGTTATGCCAGTGTCGCAAATAATTGCAATCTTATATTTGCAGATGCGGGCTCAGAAGTTGAAATTGATTCCGTAAATAACTCCGGCATGGTATTCATTGGTTGTGGCGTAGGCGTTAATTCTACCGGTTGGAAAAATGGTATCTTCTTAGGGCCAGAAGCGGGTGTCAATAGCGTTACCCCAAATACCAATCTCGCAACAGATACGTCTCCGGTATTTATTGGTTATAGAGCAGGTTATGATTCTGACAGCTTAGAGAACACTATCGCCATTGGTAGCAACGCAGGTAAAAACGCAGACGCCTCTTCAGACTCTATATTTATAGGCTCTAATGCCGGTTTAAATGCTTCTGGAAATAGAAATTGTATAGGTATAGGTGAGTTTGCACTGGATGGCGAGGAGACTCCGGGACATGATTCTCTATACGGAAATAACAACATAGAGATTGTTACCGGCCTAAGAAGCAATCAAAGACTGTTCTACGCAAGTGGAAATGTAAATTCACGAATTAATATACAAAATGTGATCGCGGGAAATCACGGAAGAAGGATGATTTCCATAGGCGATGGCAGACTATCTCCGCAAGCCCCTCTTGAAGTAAGAAGAGATGTAGGATTAACTGGACATGCTGACACCGATAATATCCAAGCTTGGCAAAATAACGATGTTACGGTCAGTAGAGTAGACGCTTCCGGTGACTACATAAGAAGAGACGAGCAGGGGTCAGACGCTTGGTTTGGTCAGTATGAAGGCTTTATGGTTGACTATATTTATGCTCCGGATTCTTATACAACGCCCAAGAGTGGCGTCATGAGGACAAGGACATATAAAAATGGGTTTGCTGCGGACAAGCTCATATGGGTAACAAATAGAGACACAAAACTAAACATTCATGGGGAAGGAGCTACGGGTGGAGCAGCATTTGTTGTAACTAACAGGGTAAATGGAGAAAACAGGCCTATTTATGTAAGCTGCTCTGGCGATGGATCTTAGGAGGCCGTAAATGACTATATGCTGTCAGTGTGATGGTGTCACACCTCCACCAGAGGTGACCGGAGCCTGCTGTTATGATGACGGCGGGGTTTCATTGGCCTGTGTAGATTCCGTATCAGCGGGCGATTGTTTATCCAGACCTAACTCTACTTTCTTTCCTAATAAAACATGTTCTCAGGTTTCCTGTGTGGATGGAATAGATTCCATTTGCTGTCTTTACAAAAACCCAACAACTGGGGTGGAAACCAAATTGGGCTGTATACCAGACGATGGCGATCCGGATCAAAGAATAGCAGATTGTATTGACGCTGGTCACTCTACTACTAATCTTGTAAGAGTTTTTACAAATGAAGCCACCTGTGATAGTAGCTGCCTAACCACGACCAGCACAACGCCCGCCCCTCCTGAAGGGAGATGCTGCGAATGTCACAAAGGTATGGAGCCGGGGGATGAGACTTACACCTGCACAAATGGCATGACAGAGCAAGATTGTCTCAACTTGGGCTCGACGTTACTGGGAGGTCAAAGTTGCACTCATCTATGGAAAGAAGGAGCAACTTGTGCCAGTGATCCATGTCCCACCCCTCCGTCTCCGACAGAAGGCTGCTGTATTGATCAAGAGTGCAGTGATCTTGATAAACAGACTTGTTTAGATCTTGGAGGTATACCTTTAGGCAAGTCTTGCTCGGAAGCTGGTGAAGGTGCTTGTATTGACCCAACCACCACTACTACTACCACAACAACCACCACAACGACCACGACCACAGAAGCTCCATGCCCGAGCTGTAGAACGTGGCCAGAGTGCTCTAGCGCTGATGGATGTGCGTCCACCGGTGGCTGCGTAAAGGTTGAGACAGCGGGTCAGAAAATCTCTTGTTGTAGCGATATTGGTGGCGTGATAGAAGTTACGTGCAATTTACAATCTGGTCCCGGCTGCTGCTGTTGCTGTCCAGAATTCTTTGAACCCTGTACTACAACGGCGAACCCCTGTGATAGTAGATGTAGCCTCTCCTGTGGCGCACACTGGGATGGCGAATACAGATGGGTACATCCTATAGATGGTTATATCTGCCCCGGAGAATGTCCATGCGAAGTAGTAATTGAGGGTGTAACATACCGCCATATGGATTTGTGTGACCCATTCGACGAATCAACTCCCGACGGTTTGCACAGCGGCTTCTGCGGAGGAGATGGAGGTCCGGATGGAACGACCACCTCCGCGCCGACCACCACAACGGTTTGTCCTGATTGCTTTGATCCCACGTCGGGAGCAGAATGTTCGTCAGATGAACTGTGTGGTTCTATCACTTGCTGTGGCGCTGGTGGCTCTGAAGCAATCTACGAATGCCCAAGACCGGGAGGTGGCGGATGTTGCTGTTCTTGCCCCGATGGGGAGCAGCCCAAACACACAATGCCAGACGGAATATGCATGGGCTCGGACGGAGGTCCGGATGGCGGTGGCGGCATGGGCGGCGGTGATGGCGGCATGGGCGGCGGTGATGGCGGCATGGGCGGCGGCGATCACTCGATAGCAGCCTGCGTTCCTTGCAATTGCCCAAAGTCAGTAAATGTAAAATTTGACATAAATGTACTTGGAAATTGCGATTATGATATTAACTTTGACGAGACCACTTCGCTTAAAAATGGAGCGTGTTGCTTAATAGACTTGTTTGACGGCAGCACTGACAACTGTTCTTCAAAAGCGGCTGAGGAATGCGATACCAGCGGCTATACAGACGGAGACCAGTACAAGAGATTCTTCCGTAGCGGAAAAGGTTGTGGTGAAGGCTGTGGACCGGCATGGGACGCGGAGCATCAAAACGATTGCGAATATGGTGAAATTGTTCATTATTATAGAGTATCAAAGGACATGAGCTATTGTGCACCATTTAATGATGGACAGGAGCAAGAACAGGTCATGGCCGATATAACCTGCGATTCCTCAAAAGCAGCTAATGATCCAGATCGTTGGTCAATAAATATAATGACTGATCACGGGAATTTCAACGAAGACTCTGCGAATAACCCAGATGCTGCCGGTACTTGTGACGCGCCACCCCACTGGACTTTTGATTTAGATGGGTTCAACACCAGCGCCGGTTGTTGCAAAGAGGGTAATACTCATGGAGCTTGCTGTAGATCATGGATTGTCCCCGACATGCAGGACGGTCTTGATTTTATGGAGCACACCCAAGGTAACGAGTGGATTCCTAACAACTTCCGCCCGTTCTTTAAACGTTATCGTAAATTTACATGTGACTATGTTGGTAAAGCAGTTTGTGACAACTACTGCGGAGATGAAGGCGAGGATCAGTGCGGGTTCATTACTGAATTTACCGCTGGCCAGAAATGTGAACAGACAGACTGTGGAGGTACCTGCTGCCATTGTAATCAGTCGATCTTCACGGAATTAGGAGACTGTGGAGCGGGTTATAAATATTACATCGGG